CAACCGCATGATGCTTTCTGGCGGCCAGATGGCGATCACACAATCGAGGTTGCTTGCACTGACAAAGCGCGCCGCGCCTTTTGGCTTGGTCGTAAGGTAGTTGTTACGATTGAACCCCGTTGATGATGAATGAACGATGACACAGGTTGTGGTTCTCTTATGTATGTTGGTGCTGAGTTGGTGCTTTTTGCGATGGTTCTTTTGCAGGTTTCATTGAACTGCGCTCGCTAATGAGCAGGAGGGGAAATGAAGGATCACACCGAGCTTTCTTCGAATTGGCAATATATTGAAGGGCTGAAAGCTGAAAATGCCAAGCTACGCGCGGCCCTTGAGCAAATAGATGGGAGAGGCAGAATTCCGCCCTATCTAACCCGCGACGAAATGATACTAACGGCCCGCACTGTCCTTGAGCGGGAGGAAGGGCCTGGTTAGCTGATGGCCGACGCTGCCGAACTCCGGGCGATGCAAAACCTCGCGCGCTGGCGCGAGCATCCCGCCGCTATGGTGCGCGAGCTCTTTCACGCTAACCCCGATCCCTGGCAAGAGGAGGCACTGGAATGCTACGCAAAGGTTCCAAGACTAGCGATGAAGGCGTGCAAGGGCCCTGGCAAGACCTGCGTGCTCGCCTGGATTGCATGGAATTTCTTGTTAACAAGGCCGCAGCCGAAGGTGCTCGCGACGTCTATTTCGGGGGACAATCTAGCCGATGGTTTGTGGACCGAGATGGACTTGTGGCGTGGAAAGTGTCCGTTGTTGCAGAAGCATTTCGAGTGGACCAAGACCAGGATCTACCACAAGGGGAAATATGAAACGACGTGGTGGATGGCGGCAAGGCAGTGGTCGCAGTCTGCCGATAAAAGTCAGCAGGCTAATACTCTGGCTGGCCGACATGCGGACTACATTTTATTTCTACTCGATGAAAGCGGCGGCATTCCAGATGCAGTCATGGTCACGGCGGAGGCCGCGCTGTCCTCTTGTATTGAGGGTCACATTGTCCAAGCGGGAAATCCCACACACCTGACCGGGCCGCTCTATCGCGCAGTTACGCTCGAGCGCGCGATGTGGAAGGTCATCGAGATCACCGGCGATCCCGACGATCCGAAACGCTCGTCCCGCATTTCAATGGAATGGGCGCAGCAGATGATCTCGCTGTGGGGCAGAGAACACCCCTACGTCCTGGTCAACGTGCTCGGCCGCTTCCCGCCGTCATCGTTCAACGCGCTCATCGGCCCCGACGAATGCCGCGACGCCATGAAACGATACTACCGCGACTTCGAAATCGGCAACGCGCCTAAAGTGCTCGGCGTCGACGTCGCCCTGTTCGGTGACGATCAATCCGTGATTGCGTTCCGGCAGGGGTTGCAAATGTGGCCGTTCAAAAAATACCGCAACCTGCAACCATCGCAGGGCGCCAGCATCGTCTCACGCGAATGGGAGGACTTCCATGCGACAACGGCTTTCGTCGACGCAACCGGGGGTGCTGGTGCAGGATGGGTTGATGGGCTTCTGCTACTCGGACGGGCACCAGTCGGTGTGCAGTTCGCCGGACACGCACACGAGAACCACCGTTATGCCAATAAGCGGGCGGAAATGTATTTTGATGCCGTCAACTGGATCAAGCGCGGCGGTGCCATTCCTCCGGACGATAACCTTCTCGCCCAGCTAACCGCCACGACGTACACCTACGAGAAACGCGGCGATCGCTTCCTCATCGAACCGAAGGATATGGTCAAGGCCAAGTTGAACGGCTCCTCCCCCGACGAAGCCGATGCCTTTATCCTTACCTTCGCTGAACCCGTGCAAGCCGCCGACCAGCAGGGACGGCCCCGCCATCAATCGGCCTACGATCCGTTCGCCGATAGCGTCACCCGCTCCGATCGCCCCGCCCGCTTCGCGCACGACTACGACCCGTTCCAGGGAATGTAATTAGGACTTGCTCCGCACTTCGGTTATGCTGCCCCGCCGGAAAGGCCCAGCACAGGAGAAACCTAAAGATGTGCGATTACTCACTTCAAAACGTCCAATCGCGCGCCGCACAAATCGGCGATAAACTCACCGTCAAAAGGTTCCCCGCCGGAACCCGCGGCTTTGCCGCCAGCGAGAATAGAGACATTGCCGTCTGCGTGCTGCCAGGGACGGAAATCTCGTTCGCCGAGACGATCTGCGAAGTGGTCGAATTCTCAAAGAAACCCCTGAGCTCCAACGTCGCGATCTTCCGCCAAGTCGACAAGGATTGCGATCTCACCCACCACGATGCGCTCGAGTTGCCGGACGGCCATATCGTCAAGCTTAACAACTTGAACGAAGGCCAAGAGGCGACCGTGCTGCAACTGCCCGCAGCGCCGCGCACCGAACAAGAGGCAAAAGACCAGACGCGCCTCGAAACGGTCGGCTAACTAGGGTTAGGAATTAAATCGCACTTCGGCTATGGTGCGCGCTAGACGAGGGCGCGCAGCATGGCAAGGCCGTTCCATTTCTTCGGCATGTACGGCATGGGCGGCCATTTCACCGATCCCGGCGAGGACGTTTTCACCGGGCGGGTCAAAGCCGCGTTCCCGCATATCGATTGCCACGCCTCCCCATACAACGACCAGCAAGCCGGCGAAATCGCCGCGCTGATCGACCAACTCCCCGAAATCGATGGCGTGTTCGTCCAAGGAACGTCGCTCGGTTCCAACAACACCCCGGTCGCCTGCGGCTACACTAAACATACGATCGACGGCGCCTTCGGCTTCCAAGCCTCCCTCTACGGCTACCACTCCTCATTGACAGCCAACGTCAAATTCGCCCACTTGATCTATTCGTACAACCCGATCCCATGGCCCGGCCTGGGCGCCTACCTGTGGGGAGTTGGCACAATGCACCCGGCAAGCTATCACCGCACTCCACACCATATTCCTCATCCGGGGGACTATGACGTAGGCGACCAGAATATGTTCATCGCCGAAATGGGCCGGATCCAAGCCGCATGACCGACGACGCAATAATAGAATTCCTGCTCTGGTGCCTGCAAAAGAAGAGGCTGCACTAATGGCCGCTCCCGTTATCCCGAACACTGGCCCCGTCACCGTCACCACACTCACCGGCAATGAGCTGTTCTATTTCGAGAGCGGAGGCCAAGACCTGATCCGGATCAAAGCCTCCGACCTGGCGACCTACATCAATGCCCTTAACGTCGGTCCGACCGGCGCAACAGGAGCCACGGGAGCAACAGGTGCGACCGGCACAACCGGCCCCACAGGGTAATTGGAATGCCCGGCGCCCCAACGATCTATAATATCGGCTTCGAAGAGCTGCCGACGCTTGACGGCACCGAATTCCTTACGATCCAAGCCGGTAGCCAGCAGATCAAGGTTATCACCGCCACCCACGCTAAAGCTTATTTCGACGTTCACGGCTCGACTGGCCCCGACGGTGGCACCGGGCCAACCGGCCCGGCAGGACCGGAGGGCGACCAGGGACCGCAAGGCCCGACCGGACAGGGCGGACCGACCGGAGGGACCGGCGGAACCGGAGCGACCGGCTTCGCTTCGACCGGGCCCACAGGGCCGACCGGCCCAACCGGCTCACAAGGCAATACCGGCAACACTGCCGGCAACACCGGAGCCACAGGCGCTACCGGACCAACGGGCGCTACTGGCGGCACCGCGGCCGGCTTCACCGGCAACACCGGCGCTACCGGAGCAACCGGATCCCAAGGACCGCAAGGCAACCCCGGATCTGCCGGACCCGTCGGACCGACCGGCGCAACCGGAAATACTGGGAATACCGGACCCGCCGGCCTTATCGGTCCCACGGGCGTAGCCGGCAATACTGGCGGAACTGGCGCAACCGGACTGACCGGCGGCACCGGCGGAACCGGAGCCACAGGACTGACGGGCGGAACCGGAGGCACTGGCGGCACTGGCGGCACTGGCACCACTGGATCGACCGGCACAACCGGCCCAACAGGACCGGCCGGCAGCGCATCAAACACCGGCGCCACAGGTAACACCGGCGCAACCGGATCGACAGGATCCACCGGACCCACCGGCGCCCCCGGCAGCGCGGCTAATACCGGCGCCACGGGACTGACCGGAAACACCGGCGGAACCGGACAGACTGGCAACACCGGATCAACCGGACCGACAGGCCCAACAGGATCAACCGGGCCCACAGGACCAACGGGATCAACTGGACCAACGGGATCGACCGGACCGACCGGACCGACCGGACCGACCGGGAATTCCGGAAACCCTGGATTTACCGGAGGCACAGGCGGCACCGGAAATACCGGAAACACCGGAAACACCGGAAATACCGGGACGTTCGGGCAGACGCTAAGCTCCCATTCGGTGAACTACACAACCGTCCTCGGCGACGCCAACACCATACTCTTGCATCCGTCGACCGACGCCAACGCGCGCACGTTCACCATCAACTCAAACGCCAACGTCCCCTACCCGCTGGGCACCCAAATCACTTTCATCAATGCAACGTCACAGGTTCTAAGCATTGCAATCACCGCCGATACCTTGACCATGGCAGCCACAACGACGACAGGAACCAGATCTCTCGCCCAAAATAGCGTTGCCGTCGCCACCAAGATCGCAACAACCTCATGGATCATCGGCGCCCAAGGCAGTCTCGCGGGCAATGCGTCCAAAACCGGACTGAGCTAAGAAAAGGAGAACCGCATGTCGTTCCTCGGACTTGGCGGCGCCCCGACACCGCCGCCGCCCCCGCCCCCGCCCCCGCACCCGGCGACACTGGCATCGGCCGGCGTGCAACAGGCGGCACAGCAACAGGAGCTCGAAGCCGCCGCGGCCTCAGGACAAGGCTTCTCCGATACCATCAAGACAGGCTCGCTCGGCGCGCCGAAACCGAATACGACCTCGGGCGCGGAAACCCTGGGGCAATGATGAGCTTCGCCGGGCTAGGATCGCATGTCGCTTCGCCGCCCCCGCCGCCCGTAACACAGGTGGCCGGCGGCCCGCCGAACGCATCGTCGGGCGCCAACCAGGCGACCATCGGCCAGGCGCATTACGATCGCTCGACCCTCGGTGAGCCCGCCGACGCAACGCCGGCCCCAAAATTCGGCCAGCCGACCGGCCAAAAACAAACCCTCGGACCCTGATAAATGGCCGACGTCGCCACCGCTCCGTACACCGAAATGTCAGCCTCGATGCTGTCGCAGCAGCCGCTTACGGCGCCCGACATTATCAACAAGCGCGATAGCGTATGGAGCACGTTCTTCCTGCACTGCGAAGCGCGGCTCGGAATGCTGCGTAACTGGCGCTATTCCTGGTGGGCGCATTGGGCCCGCCTCGCCGAATACTTTATGCCGCGCCGCTATCATTGGCTCGTGGTCGCCAACCGCATGTCCCGTGGCAATCCAATCAACGACGCCATCATTGACTGCACCCCAACCTTGGCGGTCAACGTCTGTTCGTCCGGATTGTGGACCGGCATGACGTCGCCCTCGCGCCCTTGGTTCGCCTTCGAAACGGCGCTCCCAGGCGTGAAATTAGACCAGGCCGCTACCGGATGGATCCAAGACGCACAACGAAAAGCCTACCAAATCCTTAACGAAAGCAATTTCTATCAGGTCATGGCGCAGGCGTTTCAAGACGTCGTGGTTTTCGGAACCGCGCCTGTCATCGTGTACGAGGACTATGAGGATATCATCCGGCTCTATCTGCCGTGCGCCGGCGAATACTATCTCGCCGCCGGCGGCCGTCTCGATATCACCGATCTCTATCGCGAGTTCACGTTCACCGTGAAAGAGATCGTCGATATGTTCCAGATGGAGAATTGCCCGGAGCCAGTGAAGAAACTGTTCGCCCAGGGCGGCAGCTCTCTGGATAACGAATTCGTCGTAGCCCACGCCATCGAGCCGAATTTCGCCGTCGCCAAGCAGCAAGGCGGCGATAAAGAAGTCTCGATCGTCCCCGCCGGCTTCGCTTACCGCGAAATATACTGGCTAAAAGGCATCAATACAGCGCAGCCATTGAGCAAGCGCGGCTTCCATAAAAAGCCGTTCATGGTCGCGCGCTGGTCAACTGTGTCCAATGACAGCTACGGCCGCTCGCCGTGCATGGATGCTCTAGGAGACAACAAACAAATCCAGTTGGAAACGCGCCGCAAGGCGGAATTCATCGACAAGGGCGTGCGCCCGCCGATGGGCGCTAACGTCGAATTAAAGAACGAGCCGTCATCGATTATCTCCGGCATGATTACCTACATGAGCACGGAGGGCGGCAAGAAAGGCTTCTGGCCGCTGTTCGAGCCACAAGCGCAATGGCTCGCCGGGATCACCGCGGATATCGATAAAGTCTCCGCGCGCATCGACCGCTGTTTGTTTGTTGATGTGTTTATGGCGATCACGCGCATGGAAGGCGTGCAGCCCCGCAACGAATTGGAGCTCACCAAGCGCGACCTGGAACGCCTGCAACAACTCGGGCCGTTCATCACGCTATTCGAAAACGAATTCGGCAACCCGTTCTTTGAACGCTTGCTCGATATCATGCAGCGCCGTCGTATTTTGCAACCCATGCCGCCGTCGCTGCGCAGTGTGCCGCTAAAAATCAAATACACTTCGATCATGCGGCTGGCGCAACTGTCGGCCGAAGCCGTCGGCATGAAGGACTTTTTCGGAACCATGGGCGGCC